TATTTGAGTAGCGGTGGTTACTTTACACAATTTGAGAAGTCGGTGGTGGATACCCAATGGAAACAAAGTACCCACCACCTAGTCCCAGCACTGCTCAAACAGTGTCTGGGAATCCTCTATGGCTTAGGCAGTGCGCGCCATGCAGCCTCTAGGGCTACGCCATCCTCAGCGTGGCCACCATTCGATTGCGGTGCCAATTCCACGTGAATCCAGCGCCCATTTTTTGAGCCACCATTATCAGAATCAGTCCAAAGTTTCCAGCCTGGCTTGCCGTTTCTGTTGCATCTCCAGCCCTGCCACGTGCCGTTAATAAGACCGCCGTAGTCGTGCACTTCTTCAATGCCTAGTTCTTTGTAGTACTTGACAAACCACAGCATTGCTTGCACAGCTGCAGCGCGTCCCTCTTTGGTGTCAGAAAAGCCAATATCTGCACCCCTAGCGGTACTGTGCACACTCATGCCTTGACCAGATCGCATCTGCCTAACCACAAGCGTGCCTAGGTTTGTGAAGCCCCACCTGCGAGAACACAGCTCTACAAACTTTTCGGTGCCAGCCATTTTTGCTGTTGCCGTCTTGTCGTACCCAGTGTATTTCATGGTGCTGGTGGGTCTTTCGGCTTGTCCTTCAAACCATTACCTGCTAATACGCCTATCAATCCGCCAGCGAGTGTGGAAAGCATATAACTCAGGACGTTTATCTGGGCTGAGTCCAATTCGGCCATTTTTTCAGGCTGTGTGACGAATAGCAATCCGTACAAAATTGTGAACACAGAACCTACGAATGAGATTGTTAAACCGATTGCCACAATCATGACAATGCGCGCTTTAATTTCTTCATTGCTGTGTCTGTTGTCTGGTTTCATCGGCACTTGGCTCCTGTTGCGTATCGGGGGGCTGTGGTTGTTTCGGGTGTTGATGATGCGGTGACGCTCGAAAGGGCTTTGTTTTTGGTTGGGGGGCAATTAAGCCTTTCACGGTCTGCACAGGCTGTGAGGGTGATGAGGGTGGCGCTAATCAGAAGTAGGCGTTTCATCTGTGCCTTCTAATGTCCAGCCTGTGGCAAGTAGTGCTTCGTATTCTTCCTCGGTCATTTCGCGTATTTCATCGTCTATTTGTATGTTTGGTCGTGTCATGGTTTATGCCTTTCGGTATCCATAAACGGTAATAGTTCCGCCAGTTAGCGTTCCCGAGTTTGGAATAATTTTAAAAGATGTGTACGACGTGGCTACTTCATGGTCGCATACTGCATGTCCGTAATTGTTTTGGTAAATTACTGAAAGTGCCTGTATGTAAGTAATTTTTGCTAGGAATGGGCTTTGCACTTCTAAGTTCATAATTACTTGGCTGAAGTTTGCGCCCCCTGCATAGACGAAACTTGAAGCATTGTTCATTCCCAATGCCGATGGAGTATTAGTTGTGTAATTGGAATACAGGTAAGTCCCGTAGTAACTGCCAGCGCTTCCACCTATTTCAAACTTAAGTGCGTCTTGTCCGCTTGAAGTTCCACCGGCCACGATTATTTTGTAGTTGTCGTAAGTAGCACTAAACGCATCAGACACGGTGACGCTAGTAACGGCGCTACCGATTGTTTGTGACTTGACATACACCAGCCCCGAGTTAGCCAGATACGTATTCGTGTCGGCAGCTGTCAGCACCTCACCCGTAGTAAAAGTCTTAATAGCCATAGTTAAAATCCTAACTTATTATTGTCTAGTGTGCCGTAAACAGCATCGTTCAAGGTCAAGAACGAATAAGCCTCAGCAGAAGAAAGATACACAATGCCACGCGCATATTGAGGCGTCACATTAAGAGTGAAACCTTCCAAAATGCAGTTGTACTTCGTGCCTCGCAAAATAACACCAATGCTGGCACCCAAAGTCGTATTGGTTAAACCAGTGATGGCCGTAGCAGACGATTCAGCCTCAGATAGGAATGACACAGACGAAGGCACAGTAGAAGACACAGACAAAGTGTTCCGGACATAGCCAGCAAGGTTTAGAGCTTGGCTTTCGGACACATCATAAGATTGGAAATCCCTAGTGAAGTTGCCTGTGCCGCTTGTCTGCTGGGCTAAACCCGAAGGCGAAACGGTTACCTTTGTTGCGTAGTTATCGGCCATTGACCGAAAAGTCACTGCGCTGTAATTAGCTGTTGGTTTGGCTGTAGCCACTGTGCCATCTGTAAAATCATACAAATAGCCGACGCCTGTAGCCCCTGCACGACCAACCCAACCAACCGTGGTTAGTCCAACACCAACAAGGCGAGCCTGTTCCGTGGTCGCCAAAGTTTGTAAAACATTCAGCAAGTTTGTTTTAGTAAAACTTTGCGCCGAACAATAAGACGATGACGCGACAGCATTTAGAGCAACAACGTCAATAGAAGTAGCGTTAGCCGAATTAAAAGCAGCTGTAAAAGTAGCAGTGCTAGCCGACCAACTTACGGTAGTAATGGCACGACCAGCATCAGCAAGCGCATCCTCGCCTTGCACAGTCCACCTATCTTCACTAGCAACAATCCCGTATTCGATAGAACAGTTGGCTACACGGCCGTCATAGATCAGTGTTGAATTGCAATACACATAGATTTGGAAACCAATGGCAGGGGTAACAAAAGTGCTTAAATCCCTGCCTGTAACACTAATAGTTGAAGCACGAAAAGGGTCTTGGACACTTTGACGGCCCATAGATATATCCATTGACTGCACATTTGGTACAGCGTTGCCGTTGATGTAAACAGTCCAAACTTGAGCAGTCATTAGCCACTCACTGTGATTGGCACTGAACCATTACGCAACATGTAATTACGCAAGGCATCTACTACTGCGTTCGGGTCGCCACCATTGACGTTAATAGTGACGCCACCGCCCATGCCGCCCATTTTGTCTAACGGAATAACAGCCTCTGGGCCTGCCTCACCAATAAGCGCCATAGTCGGGCTGGTCACGATGCCTCCGGTAGCCATTGCTTTGTAGTCAAGTCCTGCAGGGTTAGCGCCACCATTGCCGCCATCATCACCACCGCCAAGCCTGCCAAAACTGACCTGGCCAATAGTGCCAATGTCTTTGCCTGGCTTAATTAAATTGATGCCCTTGATTACCAAGTTAATCATTTTGATATAGGCGTTAGCGATGAACTCAAAGTATCCAGCTACGCCATTAGCAACGCCCTGCACTACAGCGCGGAAAGTGTCAAACTTTTTGTAGGCCATTACAAGTGCAACACCTAATGCAACAATGGCAGCCGTAATCAGCACTGCAGGGTTTAGAGCCATAGCTGCGTTAACTAGCACAATGCTTGCAGCCATAACACCAAAAGCAGCTGCGACAGCCGTGATTAGTGTCGGGTTGTCTTGTGCCCATGTGGCAAAAGATTGCAACACTGGCAGAGCCTTTTCAAGTATTGGCAATAGTGCAGCGCCAACACCTTCTTTAGCCTCACCGAGAGCAACGCCTAAACGCTTCATCGAGCCTGCAGCAGTGTTAGCAGAATCAGTTGCAGCACCGCCAAAAGTGACAGCCATTTCGGCCATGACTTCTTCCATTGACGCGCCGTCTTTAATCATCTGGCGTAATTCCGGGGACAGTTTTGCTAGGGCGGTCATGTTGCCGCCGTACGCCTTTTCCATGGCCTTAGTCACGGTTTCAAGGCTGATGCCTTTAGCAGCTGCAATGTCCATAGACAAGGTTGCAGCCTTTTGTGCCTCGTCAATGTCCATTGTGGCGCGCACAAGTCCAGCCATTGCTGGGCGTAGTTCGTCATCTGTTACGCCTTTAAGTTTGCCTTGCGCGGTTATGTAGGACTCGACACCAGCAATTTGTGCATCGGTGGCTGCAGTGGTTTTTTGTAGCTGACGCGCCAACATTGCCTGTGCTTGCTCATCTTCCATAGCACCCTTGACAGCATCACCGAGGCCAGCGACTAAACCACCAAGTGCAACGGCTGCATATTTGTTTGCCTTGCCAAGTGCGTACTTAGCTTTGGCTTGCGCGCCTTCTAAATCCTTAAAACCCTTTTCGGCTTCCTTCAATCCCTTTGGGTTAAATTGCGTAACGATTGGTAGGTAGATAGCCATTAGCCAGATGTCCTTGCTTGTAGTGCGCGATTAGCGTCAGCGATTACTTCATCAACGGCTTTCATAATGTCAGCAGTGCCTTGCTCTGCAATGAATGCTCGAGAGCGCCACAAACCACGCTGAGGCCTGCCAAAAGTGTTAGTGAGCAACTTAGAAAAGTCACTGACATTCTTTGTGCCTGCCTGGCTAAATAATGCGCCAGCTGCATCTTTTTGCACCAGGGTGACTAGTGGTGTTATGCCTTGGCCACGTGCACGACCACCGACCATGATTTGTACGCCTTTGTCCACAGCGGTTTTGTCGTAGGCAAGTCTGCCTTTTTTGCCTTTTTTGCTACGCCCCCAGCCGTGAATGACAGAGATACCAATATCGGCAGGGAACTGTTTACGGCCTTCCTCGAGCATTGCTGGGCTACTGGCCTTAATCTTGGCGGCTGCCTTGAAGCGCGCTGACTTGTCTAATTTGCTGAGTTCTGACAGTGCCTGTTTTAGGCCTGTTATCTCTGCAGTAGTTTCAAGGCTCATGGCTTGCGGCTTTCGTTTAACAGCTTGATTGTGGTATTCAAGTCGGCTATGTCAAACTCTACAGCAGGTGGCCACCAGCCTGTGGCTACTAGGAGACTTGCTAGGGAATGGCGGTAGGTTCCGCTTGGGTAGGGTTTGCCGGATCATTATCCACCACTTCCAAAGTCACTAAGCGGCGGATGAAATCGTCAAGCACTACGGGCACTGTGATGCCAGCGACCTTGGATGATTCGTAAGCCATAAATGCCAAGTCTTCAATGCTTATGCCTTGCTCACCAATGGTGCTTGACTTGCGCTTGTATTTGCGTTCCCACTGCACAATGACAAAGAGGCTGGTCGTGACTTCGTACGGGCCTTCGCCCGTGTCTACCTTGAGAGTTAATTTCATGTCGGGTTCCTTTGATTATGGGGTTGTAACGTCTCGCACGTATGTGCCACCGATGAATGAAGCGGTGATCATTGACAGTTCGCCTACAGCGCCTGTAATTGGTGTGAAGTCCACCAGCTGCATGTTAGTGATTGTGTACTCAGGGTTAGACGCTGACTCAACAAGACCTGCAGGTGAGATAACAAGCTTGGAAGTTCCCAAACCAAGATTGGCGAACAATGTCGCCTCGACCTCATCCGCGCCATAGCTGAGATACATCTCAAGCTCTACAGATACGGTCTGCAAACCTGGCACGAAACGATGACCGGTATCGCCAAACGCTGTGGACTCAAGACTGTCCACACCAAGTGTGATAGTTGCGCTACGGCACTGGTCTGTCAAATCAACCAAAGTGCCAGCAGTTGTAGGCGCAAGGTTTACGGTTGGGTTAGTGAGATATGTACTTGTGGCCACGATGGTTCTCCTGTGTCAAACGGTGCCGGGTGCCGTATCTGTTTATAGTTCTAGCAGATAATACTACTGCGTTGGGGTATGTCATGACTTCTGTGCCTGCATAGCCATCTGTAAATCGTAGGCAGGATAAGTAGCGCCACCAATTTCTAACGATGACGGCTGGCCTGCCATTATGACAACACTCGAGCCTAGGACTGTGGCCACGATGCTAAGGATGTTCTCAAGCACACCTTGAGCAGCTGCACCACTGCCGATGACCTTGACTGGGATAGTTACGCGGATGATGTTGCCGCCACCAGCGATTGTCTCAAAACTTGGGGCGTCAAGAAAGACACAGTTAGGGACAATCTTTGTGGGGTCGCTAACAGCTCGTAATCCTGTTACTGCCGTGAGTGTGGCCTTGAGGTCTTGCATAGCCTCATTGAGAAGCCCTGTGGCAGGCATTAGGCAACCTGTGGGCGGTCTATGCCCAACAGCTGTTTAATCACTGGTGTCATTGCGCTAACGGGCGCTTGTCCCATTCCGTCAAACGTGGCAAAGGTGTCTTGGACAGAGCCTCGCGCGCGCCACAGTGCAGCTGCGTACATTGCTGTGCCCAAGGTGCAGTCGTGTCCCGGGCTCGTCACGAGGCTGTCAAAATA